CTACTGCTTTAATTTGAGATCCATTTGGTAATCGGAGAGTTAATTTGTTTGCCTCGTCTGGTTTAGTTGCAAATTTGAGCCAAGATGGTAAACTTTCATACATGAATTTTACCTTAGTAACCATATTTTTAGCAGTTTCCTGCTTGGTTGCAATACAAAGGATGTTTTTATCCTCATGGAATATCATCATCCACAATGAATAACCTGCAGCTAATGTTGATATACCTAACTGGCGAGATTTAAGTACTAGTGAATATGGATTTTCTTGGAATAAAGTAAGTACTTTTTCTTGAAATGGATATAGGTTAAAAGGTACTCGTCCACGTTTTGGATGCTGGATCTGACAGTATTTTTTCATAAAGTAAGCCGGTGATTGGGCACACTTTATATACTCCTCGCGGACAACTTGTTTTAAACTTCTTTCTTCCATTACTTAACTAACGTCAATGTAAGAATAATAAGTATGGAAGACACGAATCCTCCGCCTAACCACTTAATTCCCCTTTTAAGGTTAGTGTTTTTGCGAGTAAGATCAGTTACGTCTTTTTCAAGTCCTTTAATTACTTGATCTTGCACAGCCATAGCTTTTTCATATGTAGCTGTTTGAGCAAGATAATTTTTTTCTTTTGCTATGTAAATGTTGATTGTACTATCTTTGGCGTCAATTTTTTCATTTAACTGCCATACCATTTTGTTTACAACTTTTAACTCAGCAATAGCTGAATCACCTCGTGTAAGGTCAATTGCAATTGCTCGTGCTTTATCGTGTGAAAAACAAATTTTATCTGTAACGGTCTGAGAAAAACTGATCGAGCTCAGTATTAGAAGCACTAGTAAGATCTTTAATTTTGTTGCCATAATAGGTGCGTGTTGTTTGTAGCTCTTTTTCTGTATGTTTAATTTCTATATTCAATGAATCAACAATATGATTTTGTTGATCAAGTTGTTTATTTAATGCTTGTTGACCAAACTTTAACAATTCAATACGGTTTTTTAAACGTTCAATTTCTTGTTTTTGTTTGTCGTATTTGTTTGTTTGTGTAGGTGTTGGTTTACATTTAACTAAAAATACGAATAACAATAAAAGTATCCCACCTATGATAAGATGGGATAACTTTAGTTGAATTAATTTATCTTTAATCATTAAGCATTAACTTTTTGAGCGTTTCTATATGCTTGAATGATTTTTGAATTATTGTCAAAAAATGCTTTAGCTTTTTGATCACCACTATTAGCTCTTTTAGCTAGCTCTTTCATTTTCTCTTTAGCTTCTTCAGTGGTTTTAACATTAAATAGTTTAGCAAAATTATCAGCGGCACTAGATTTTTTTCCTAAATCTTTTGCGGTGGAATCACTTCCCATAGATTGAATTGCTTCTTTATCTTCACCACCTTCACCAGAATAAGATACATTATCAAATCCATCATCTCCAGCTGTACGAGTAGCTACTTTTGCTTTAGGTTCACCGGCTGGTCTTCCTTTTTTGCCTGTCGAAGGTGCTTTTTCTGGTTTGTTTGGATCAGCTTTTCTACCACGTTGTCCTGGTTCTTTTCCAGTAATTTGGTTGGCTGCATCTTTTTCAGTAGTATTTGTTGCAAGACCTGGGGTAAATTTCTCTTCTGGGAATTTTTTCTTGAGTTCAATATCAATTTGGGTGGTGAAATCAAGGAAATCCATTCCAGCTTTTTTCTTAAAATTTCTTTCAAAATCAGCACCGTATCCTCTTGTGTCTCTTTTCCCTGTAACTTCTTCTGGGTCTAATTTTCTAGCTAAACGGCCATCGGGGGAAACTATAGGGTTCTTTTTAAATTGGTCTAGTGTTTCTTTTTCAACAGCTTGAACTAATTCTAAACGATTTTCATCACCTAGTTTAGCTAATGCTTTTTTAGTTTGAATAACACTAGCCATTTCATTGATAGTTTCTTCATCAAGTTGATATTTTTCGGCTAGTTTTTTATGTTTTTCTTCTTTAATATTTTGACCCGCAGTAGTTTCAATGTTTGTAATGTTGCTATCTGCTTTCAAGTTAGTTACAGCTTTTTTCTCATCTGGGGTGTTAAAAGGCATAGTGGTTGTTTCGCCTTTTTTATTGGTAACGAGTACATTTAATGCTTCGTTGATTTCTTCACGGATGATTTCGAGTAAACGAGATTTTTTCATTGTCTAATTTTATTTATAAATATTAGATTCCTATTACTCTTTTAAGTTTCTCAATTCTTTCCTCGGTAGTACCTGATAATCTAGCAAAATGAGGAATTTTAGTTTTATATTTTTCGATAAGCTTACAAATTTCTTTATCAATTTCTTTACGATATTCCATATCAGTAGTGCGAACTCCATTGTCTTCCAATTCAACACCCTCAGGTGAAACATAGAAAATATAATCATATTCGCGCAATAAATGCGAAGCAGCCTCGTTTAATGTATCACCAATAAAATATGGAATTGAAACAGCTGAGCGAGTAAATGCCATCACATCAATTACTGTACGATCTGTAATTACATTTTCTAAATATAATTCACTTGAACGTTCAGCAAAAAATACAAATTGACCTTTTAACGTTGAATCAGTGTTCAATGGAATACCTAAATCACGTAAATATTTTGAACGCTCAGTTCGAAATTCATAATCAGCAAACTCAGGTAATTCCTTTAATGCATTAACTAGTGTTGTTTTACCAACTGAAATTGTACCACAAAAACCTATTCTCATAACTTTATTTTAAAAAACTTTCTACTACATAAATTGCTTGTGCTCCTGACACTGTAATACCTCTAGCACTTAAAGCATCACCTACGAAATGTACGTTAGGGTAATCGATCAAACTAAGATCTTCATAGTTTACTTTTACCTCAGGTGATAGATATTTTACTTCAGGAATATACATCCCCCAATCATCACCCAATGTTGGAAATACTTTTTTCATATCCATGATAAAATCCATAACATATTTAAAGTAACCTTCCATAGCAGGTTCAACAACATGAGTTAAAGTGTCTAAACTAATTTGAGTTGCTGTTACACCGTTACCTTCAGATGTAGTTGATGGTTGACGAGATGGACTATAATATAAACCAGTACTATTTGCTTGTACTTTATTTACTACATCACGTGACCATTTAAATGGATCTTCAATACCATTAATTTCCATCAAGATACCAAAGTTAGTCATATTGTTTCTATATGCTTCGTCTTTTTTAGCGTGACCATTATATGAATGATCACCATATGTTTCCTCTACAGCAACATATGCAGCATTATTGTTTGTACAGAATGAACGAAGAGAAACACCTTCATTATCAAATTTTCTATATAACTTAAAGTCATAGGAAATATCAATTAGTTTTTGAAAGTGTTCTTGTGGTGCTTCAAATCGAACACCAATTTGTACTGATTTTGGTTCATCTGGGAGTTCATATGATTGGGCTAATTGTTGAGCAAAGTCAATACCTGATTTACCTACTGCAAATATAAGTTCATCATATTGGATTTCACCTGCAAAATCTTGGTTTGCAAGAGATAATTCATTTTTATTAAAATCAATAGCATATACTTTATGTTCCCAAATAAATTCAACACCTTTAGACACTAAATAATCATACCAATTTTTAGCAATTTCAGATAAATAATCTGTACCAACGTGCCATACTGGAAATAATCGTAAACCAAAATACGGTTTGATAAATTCAGGTTCCTCTTCAGGGTTTGAACATTGTACTTCTTCAGGTTTAGGGTGGAAACGTTTGAAATTAGTGATGACTTGATCCATCAATTCCATTGCTTTTTCCTCACCACAATACTTAGATAATTGACCTCCAATTGCTGTATGGTAAGTTAATTTACCATCAGACCAACCTCCAGCACCTAAAAAACCTGTCATTACTTCTTCAGGTTTACGTTGGTATGGATCTTTACCCATATCAATAATTGTGATCAATTCTCCAGGATAACCATTATCCACTAATTTTGTTGCAGCATTGACACCAGCAACCCCAGCTCCTACTATTACAATTTTTTTATCCATGTTTTATTTTATATTTTAAATATACAAAAAAAAGTGACCTAATCCAAAGATTAGGCCACAGCTCTATTAATTTTTTTTAAGT